TGGTGAGAGCTGTTAAGTCTTTGCCAAATAATGTAGTAGTTTTTGGTGGTGACTTTACAACATTCAACGGTGTGTTAACCAATAGGTTAGCTCAAATCAATCCTTTAGGTAACTTCGTTGCATCATTCACAAATACTATAATGGCAGCAGGTCAAGCCCCAGGATTTAGTGCATCTGTAACAGCTATTGAAGTGGACGGTTTAAACTTATATATAGGTGGAGCATTTTTAGCAGCATTGAATACGAGTGTTAAGAGAATAATCAGCTTAAACTTTTCAGGTAGTATAAATTCAAACTTTAATAGTGGTACAGGATTCAGCCAAATAGTGGATAAAATATTAAATGTTAGCGGTGGTTTAATAGTTGTAGGTGCTTTCTTATCTTATAAAGGAGTAACGACTAATAGAGCAGTTAAAATTAACACAAGTGGTACAGCTTTAATTAACTTTACTGTAGGTTTTAACGCAAGAGTTTTAACCGTTGCCGAAACAAGTACAGGTTTATTATATTTTGGTGGTGACTTTACAACATACAATGGAAACGCAGTTGGTAGAGTCGTTAGAACACTTTCAACAGGCGTATTTGATGGTAATGTATTCGGGCTAGGATTTACAACAGGTGGTGACTATGTTTTGGACATCAAAATTAAACCAAATGGTACTTTTGTTTTTGTGGGAAAACTAACTGAATTAAATGAATCCCCAGTTTTTAATAATGTATTCACAGATTTAACAACACATACAAGCTTAGAATTTAACAATATCATTTTTGTGGCTAATGCAAAATCAAACGATGTTATTTTAGGTGGAGCATTTACGCAATTTCAAGAGGGGGGCGTTGCAACACAAACTTTAACAACTATACCCCTAGCAGATGATATTTTAGTTAATTTTGGTGTAGGTGTTAATAGTTCAGGAATTATATACGATTCTATAATACATAATGATAAATTATATATTGTTGGAAGTTTCACAAGTTATGATGATATAGGAGCTAATAGAATAATTTCTTTAAATTTAGATGGTACAATAAATACGGATTTTCTATATGGTACAGGTTTTAATAGTGATATAATGACTATAGAAATACATAATGATAAACTATATGTTGGAGGCTTTTTCACAAGTTATGATGGTGTAGAAGCTAATAGAATAATCTCATTAAATTTAGACGGTACTAGAAATACGGCTTTTGTGATGGGTAGTGGTGTAACTGGTAGTTTGACTTCTGTGAGAAATATAACAGTACATAATGATAAACTATATGTTGGAGGTTCTTTCACAAGTTATGATGGTATAGGAGCTAATAGAATAATTTCTTTAAATTTAGACGGTACTAGAAATACAGCTTTTCTATATGGTACAGGTTTTAATAGTGCAGTATTAAAAATAGAAATATATAATGATAAATTATATGTTGGAGGTTCTTTCACAAGTTATGATGGTATAGGAGCTAATAGAATAATTTCTTTAAATTTAGATGGTACTAGAAATACGGCTTTTGTGATGGGTAGTGGTTTTAATGATAGAGTATCAAAAATAGAAATATATAATGATAAACTATATGTTGGAGGCTATTTCACAAGTTATGATGGTTTAGGAGCTAATAGAATAATTTCTTTAAATTTAGATGGTACAATAAATACGGCTTTTCTATATGGTACAGGTTTTGATAATGAAATAAGTGATATAGAAATAATTGAGATAGAAATATATAATGATAAACTATATGTTGGAGGCTATTTCACAAGTTATGATGGTATAGGAGCTAATAGAATAATTTCTTTAAATTTAGACGGTACAATAAATACAGCTTTTGTGATGGGTAGTGGTATACCTAATTTATTTATTTTTGTGAGAAATATAACAGTATATAATGATAAATTATATATTATTGGAGGTCCTTGGACACTTTATAATAATATATCCGTTCCAAGAGGAATATTTTTACTAAATACAGATGGTACATTGGCAAACAGCCTAGTAAATTTACAACAAACTGTACAAAACACATTTGATAACTTTATGTTATTTCACGATTTAGCCTCTTTAACTCACTCAATTGATGGCAATGTAGTTACAGTTGAATATGAGTTTGAAGATGAACAAATTGTTTTACAAAGCGTTTACGACACACCCGACCACGTTGAAATTACATCTATAAATGAATCATTATTGATAACAGATATAGTCGATGAAATAGTAGTTAGAAGCCCTCACTTTATAAAAGCTAATGAAACAGATTTTGATAGTGTTACTTTTGATATACGAATCTTTGAGGGCAATTTATTTGATGCAGATACATTCCCTATTTTGTATTCAAAAACAAAACAAAAAGTTAATAATTTACAGGATACGATTTTTATAAACGTTAGTAATTTATGTAAGGAAGACTTAGAATTCAGCGCAAATGAATTTCTAAACCAAGATTTACTTATAGCTAAACCATTATCACCTAACGTTAGTAAGTGGGTAAAGGTTAATTATGAAACTTTTTTAGCAGATGTTAGTGTAGCTACCTACGTGAAGAATTTATATGTTACCGACGGTTATTTAAATCCTATTGAAGAGCAAAATCTACCTCAAATATTAATGACGGGCGACAAGAGATATATTAACAGAAATCAAATTCAAAGAGTTTACTTTCAAGCTAATAGATTAATCAGCGCAACACAAGTTAAAAACTTTCAAGAGAATTTACCTATAACTTTTAATATAGATATCACACAAAACACCAACTTCATACAAAGCTTTAGAGTTGATTTAACAGGCGTAAATAAACTTGTTAGATATTTATTCTTATATGAGGATGTATTTGGGGGGGAATTTCAAAAAGTCGTTACATTTGAGGTATATGACGAATGTAAATACCCCGTTAATTCTTTGGTTTATAAAAACAAGTGGGGAGTAGCAGAATCTTTACCCGTCACTAAAAAGGTAATTAGACAATTGGAGAAAGAATCACAAAAATTTAACAGAAGTATTGTTGATTTCAATGGTAATTTTAACAATACTAGACACACAACAAAACAGTTCAACTCAACGGGTAAGATTAAATACACAATTAACACTAATTTTCTACCTGAATATATGAATACAGCAATTGAAGAGATGTTTTTTAGTGAAGAAATTTGGTTATTAACAGAAAATAATGAAATGATACCTATAACTTTAGACAATACATCGCAGACATTTAAGACAAGTAATAATGATGGATTAATTCAATACACATTTGAAGTTACAGAAAGCCATAATAGAGTAAAAAACATTTTATAATGAAAATAAAATTATATATTGATAACATTAGCTCACCTAATCTACCTTTTAATGGTGAACAGATTGATTTATTTGAAGATGAAGCGGTTAATGTTGTAAATAAAATCAACGATATCGAGAAATTATCAAGCATTTTCAGTGATTTTTCGCTATCATTTACAGTACCAGCAACCCCAAGTAATAATAGAAAATTTAAGCACTATTATGATTTAGATATCGATAATACTTTTGACGCTAATGTAAGGGTTAATGCAATTTTAGAAATAGATACCTTTACTTTTAAAATTGGACAGCTACAATTGGAATCCGTTGAAATAAAGGATAGCGTGCCAGATAACTACAAGATTGGATTCTATTCAAAAGTGAGTCAATTAAGCGATTTATTTGGAAACGACACAATTGATTTATTAGAGTTTGATTTAGTGGGTTCAAGTTTAGTTAAAAATAGAAGTAATTTTAGCCAATTTGATTTTCCTTATAATCAAACTAATCTATTAAAAACTATCAACGATAACAGTTATTTGGATAATAATTTAATTACACCGTTGATAGCTTACGCAAATAGGGATTGGAATTATGGTACAGCAGATGCAACCGACATTTCATTGGGACCAACAGCTATATTAAATAAAGAATTAAAATCAGCTTTAAAAGTTATTAACATATTTAATGCAATTGAAGAAAAATACGGTATTACATTTTCAAGACAAATTCTAGATTCCAGAATGTTTCAAAAGTTGTTTATAGCTCTTAAAACTAGTGATGATAATTTTACAGAGAGACAGTTAATAGTAAATGATGCGTTACCAAACAATTTAACAAGTGTAGGTTATAATTATGCTACTAATGTCTGGACATTTCAAGATACAGACCACCTATGGCATAATTATAAAATAGATATTACAACTTTAACAGTTAATATACCATACCGATTAATTATAAAGGATAACGGAAATACTATTAAAACAATAGATTTTGATGGAGGGGATGGTACATCAACACTTCTTTATATTGGCGCTTTAGATTCACCTACCCCAACAACTAGAAATTTAACGTTTCATATTTCATCACCTCCCGCATTTATCTTTAGTTTTATTTTAAGGTTAGGATATAGAGATGACCCTTTTACTATAACATTGCCAAATGATTCAGGTGAGGGGTTCAATTACAGCGTCAGTGATAATATGCCAAAGATTAAAGTTTTAGATTTTTTACAGGGGGTGATGAAACTTTTTAAATTGGTAATTCAACCTATAACTAATAATGATTTTTATCTAAATACTATAGATAATTTCTATTTAGGTGGTAAAATTATTGATATCACCGCTTTTGTAGACCAATCAAGTATTCTGGTAAAAAGACCCGATATATTTTCGGATGTAGATTTTAAATTTGAGGCAACGGAAAATGTATTGGGTAAAAAGTTTAAAGACGTTAATTTAAATAATATTGGTTATGGTGATTTAAGTAGTACAAAAAAAATAAGTGATAAAAAAGAATTAGTAATAAAAGTGCCATTTGAAAATATGTTATTTGAAAGACTTTTTGATGCTAGTATACCAGAATCAGATGGTATTGACCCTACCTTAAATATCTTAATTGGACAAGCATCTAAACTTACTAGTGATGGTATAACATTAGAAGAAAATAAAACTATGAAACCTATATTATTTTTTTTTAATGGCATTCAAGATATTACAGATAATCCGCTAAGCTTTAAATTTAACAATGGTACACCCACAACATTGAATAGCTATAAGTTAGTAAGTAACACCGATAACAGTGTTTTCAACGATGTGACAACCAGCTTAAATTTTGGACAAGAATTTGACCCGTGGCATCAAAGAGAGGTTAGCAAAAGCTTATTCTTCAACTTTTGGAAAGGATGGTTTGATACAATATATAATATCAAGCAAAGAAAGGTAGAATGTAAGGCAGTTTTGCCAAGTAGAATTATTGAAGATATAAAATTGAATGACAGATTGGTAATTGTAGACCAAAGATTTAAAATAAACGATTATAAAATTAACATTGTAACAGGCGACGCAGACCTAAACCTATTTAAAGATATTTACTAATGAGAAAAATGACAATTAAGGATTCATACGCTATCAAGAAAATAGCCGAGACACACGAAAATAATGAGTTAGAGGCTAATAGAGCCTTTATTAAGCAGTTTAATTTGGAGCATTTAACTTTGGATGAATTGGAAGCTTTTTTAAAACCCTACAATGAACAAGTACCAGTGTTCACCCAAAGGTTTATACATAAGGGAACAGAATATGGATTTATACCTAATTTAGACGATATTACAGCGGGTGAATGGATTGATATTGAGAATTTACAAAATGATGAAACGTTAATCCACGAGCTAATGAGTATTTTATACCGACCTATTAGTGGAAAATTTAGAAAACTATATCATATAGAAAAGTATGAGGGTTCAAACGACCACTTTTTAGACCTACCGTACGAGTATTATTTAGGAATGCTGGTTTTTTTTTACCATTTAAACAACGAGTTATTGAGCAGTTTAAATATGTCTATAAAGTAAATGAAATTGAAGAGGGCCATAAACAAGAAGATTTTTCAGGTGGTGAAGAACAAGGTTTTTCGGAAGAATTTGGATGGTATCAAATGTTGTTTGTCGCATCAAATGAAAACTACCTACTGATTAATGCCGTTACAGAATCCCCCGCTTTAGAATTTTTAACTTTCATCAACTTTTATATTAGAAAAACAGAATTGGATAATCAAAAAATAGCTAAAAAATGATAACAAAAACAATAGAATACTTAAAAGAACATAAAGGTAAACAAACACCCTTTATAAAAATAGCAAAAGGAATAAACGAAATGCCGAAATGGCTTAAAATATTAACAAATGGCAGATAAAATTAAAAAGATTTTAGAAATTGGTATAGACGATAACGCATCAGCGGGTATAAATAAGATTGATAACAACCTTGAACAAGTTGATGATAACTTAAAAAAAGTAGCACAAAGCACTGATAATTTAACTAGTAGCCAAAGCTCTAACACTCAAGGTGTTTTAGATAATGGTGGAGCGATGGGAATTCTTAATACACTTACCAATGGTTATGCTCAGATTTTAAAAGATTCGGTTGAAGCTAGTGCTTTATTTGGTAAAGAGGGTAAAATATTAACGGGAATACAGACCGTTTATGCTGGTGTTGTAGGTACATCAACAGGGGCGATGAAAGGTTTTAGAATTGCCTTGGCATTAACGGGGGTTGGATTATTGGTAATTGGCTTAGGATTGCTTATAGCTAATTTTGATAAAGTAACAGCTTTCGTATCAAAAAGTATTGATAAATTTAAAGGTTTAGGCGAGGGTACTAAATTTTTAATAAGTGTAATGTTTCCGTTGATAGGTGTTATTAGGGGTGTTGTTTCAGCGTTAGAATTCTTTGGAATTATAGACGATGACATTACTAAACAAGCAGCAATAAATGCAGAAAAACGTATAAAAGCCCTTAATAAAGAAGAGCAATCTATAACTGAAAAGTATGACAGTGAGATTAGATTAGCAAAAGCGGCTGGTAAATCAACGGTTCAATTAGAAAAGGCTAAAAGGGATGCAATATTATTAACACTACAATCATTAAACGATGCCGAAAGAGCTAGAATTAAAAGTGGTGAGGCTACCGAGGAAGAAATTACTAGATGGAATGATAGACAGAAACAAATCAAAGGTATTGTTTTAGATGGTAAAGTTGCAAATGTTGAAATTGAAACAGATAGAGTTAACAGATTAGCCGCAATACAGAAAAAAGCAGATGAAGACGCAGTAAAAGCAAGAGACAAATTTAACGCAGAAGCTAAAAAAGCAAGAGAAGATGAAGCTAAACGTCAATTCGATGCGGCTGTTGCGGGTGCAGATGCGGGCAGAAAGTTTGAAGATGAGCAAAAGGAAAAAGCTAAAGAAAATAGAGTTATTGAGGAAGAAGAAGAGCAAGAAAGATTAGACTCTATAGTTGCAAAAGACACGAAGGTATTTTTTGATAAGAGAAAACAAGATGAAGAGGACTTAGCATTTCAAATAAGAAAGGATGAAGCAATCGCAGGCTCCCAACAAAATCTATCAAATATAATTAACAACATCCAAAGCACTAATTTAGCGAAAACTAAAACAGGTCAAGCTATATCAAAAGCTATAGCGTTAACTCAAATTGGTATAGATAGTGCAGTTGCGATAAGTAAGGCAAGTACGTTGGCTAATGCAGAAGGTGTTGCGGCTCAATTAGCATTTCCATTGTTACCAGGTGCGGGAACAGTTGCAAGGGTTATTTCATATGCATCAACAGCGACTCAAGTGGTTTCAAACATATCAAGAGCTAAATCTTTACTCTCAGGTGGTGGTGGAACAGGTGGAGGTCTTGGTGGTAGCGGTGGTGGAACAGGTGGTGGCCGAGGTAGTGCCCCCGAAGCATCATTTAATATAGTTGGGCAATCAACATCTAATCAATTAGCCCAATCGTTAAACAACCGTGAAAACAGACCAGTAAATGCATATGTAATAGGTTCAGATGTTTCTTCTCAACAACAATTGGACAGAAATAGAATTAGAAATAGTACCTTTTTAGATTAAATATTTAACAAAACAATATAACATACTCTTTATGCTATGGAAGAATTATACCGAGCAGTTTATACCGAGGAAGATGAGAATGGCGAAGTTTATGGTATATCCATTGTAGATTTACCAGCTAATCAATTTGAATTTATAGCGTTATCAGAAATGATTGAAACTATAAAGTTAGCTAATATAGCTAAAAGGACTATTACAGGTGTGGTGTTAGCCCCCGAACAATTGATTAAAAGAAAATTTAACAATTCAAATGAATACTATAATTTGAAATTTGAGGCCGATACAATAGAAACAATAAGCCAAGATTTCTTAAAAAAGGGTTACCAAAGAAATACTACTTTTAATCACGAAGATGATAAATGGTTAGAAGGTACATCGATAGTTGAAAGTTGGATAGTAAATGACCCAAGCAACGACAAGTCAAATTCATTAGGATTGAAGAATGTACCAAAAGGCAGCTGGGTAGTCACAATGAAATTATCAGAAGCTCTTTGGAGCGAATATATAGTAACGGGTAAGGCAAAAGGTTTTTCGATAGATTCCTTTTTAAAAATCCAAAAAATTAAACAAAAAAAACAAGAAAAAATGAGTATTTTAAAAGAATTAGTTAAATTGTTTTCCGATAAAAAAGAGGAAAAAGTAGAATTAGCGTCAATTCAAGTTGATGAGTTTGGAATTTTAGTTGCGGATTCATTTACCGAGGGACAGACAGTATTTCGAGAAGAAGAAAACGGAAACGTTATAGAAGCTGCTAATATTTCCTTTATGTATGAGGGCACATCTTTTCAAACAGATGAAAACGGTGTTATTGTATCAGCTACTTTAACTCCAATGGAAGAGGCTAACATTACAGAAGCCGAAGTAGCAGAAGTTACAGAAGAAGCTACAACAGAAGTAGCCAAAGTAGAAATTGAAGCGGTTGACCCAACTTTGGCGTTACAAGCAACAATTGACGAATTGACAATTAGCTTAGCAGAAGAAAAAGCTAAAAATGAGGAGTTAAAAAGAGAAAACGAATTACTTTCAAATATTCCAGCAGATTTTAGATTAAAATCACAATCAGTAAAACAAACTAAAGTTGGTAAAGAATCAACATTAGAAGCAATTAGAAGAATAACAAACAATTAATAAACAAAAAAAAAATTATTATGCCAACAACAGTAACAGTAAACAGCGGATATTCAGGTGAATTAGCTGGCGAAATCTTCGTTCAAGCGTTCAAAAAATCAGACACAATTGCTAAAAATGCAATCACAGTTATACCTAACGTATTAGGTTCAGGTTTTTTACCTAAATTATCTTTCACTTCGGCTCAAGCAGCTGCTAGCTGTGGTTTTTCACCATCAGGTTCAGTGAATTACACAGATAAAGAAGTAGTTTTAAAAAGACTTGAAATCAAAAATGAATTATGTAAAGAAGATTTTGCAGCAACTTTTCAAGCTCGTGCTTTGAATTTATTCGGAGCAGAATCAGAATTACCATCAACAATCCAAGAAGCTCTTTTAGAAGCAATGGTTGGTAATATGGGTACCATCATTGATGCTCAAATTTGGGTTGGAAATAACGATGCAGACTCTTTTAATGGTTTGTTAACCCAATGGGCGGCAGATGCGCAAGTAGTAGATGTAACAATCTTAGCAGTTACTAAAGCAAACGTTATTGCTCAATTAGATGCAGCTTATGACGCAGTTATCGACGCAGTAGAAGATGACGAAGATTTAGTAATGGCAGTTTCTAAAAATGTAGCAAAATCTTACAAAAGAGCTATCGCAGACCAAGGATTAAACACTTACGTCGGTGAAAAAGAATTAGATTACTTAGGAGTTAGAATGGAATCTATTGGTGGTTTGCCAGCAAATACTATTGCAATTTATCGAGTTAAAAACGTAGGTTTCTTGACGGGATTGGAATCAGATTTAAACGAAGTGTTAATTGAAGATAGAGCGATGGAAAGCGACTTTAGAACTAAAATGAAGTACTCAGCTAATGTAGGTTATTCATTTGGCCAAGAAATTGTATACGCAAGACCAGCGTAAATTATAATAATAATAGGGGGATGAAATACTCCCCTTATTTATAAACTAAAAAACATAGAAAAATGAGTTGCAATATAAGTAAAGGAAAAAATGCATTAGTTTGTAAAAACGCCATATCAGGTTTTAAAGCCATCTATTTAGCAAATTATGACGAATATAACTTTGTTACATCCTCAACCGATTCAGGTAATATACTAACCGATTTGGGTGATTTAACAGAAGTTTTTAAATACTCGTTGAAAAACACAGGAAACAGTTTTAGCCAAGCTATTACGTCAAATAGAGACACTGGAACTACTACTTTCAGTCCCGTACTTACGTTTATTTTAACAAAATTGGATAAAGAAATGGAATACCAAGTTAAAATGATGGCGTGGGGTAGGCCACAGGTATTTGTTGAGTTAAGCTCTGGTCAGATATTCCTAATGGGAACAGAAGAAGGCAATGAAGTTGCGGGTACAGCTCAAGTAGGTGGTGCAAAAGACTCATTAAACGGTTACACTTTAACCGCTACAGGTGTTGAAAAAGACCCTATCTTTTATTTGAATGATGTAAGCGTTACAGCTTTAAAAGCTTTAGCTTCAGCGTCAAATATCCCAGGTTAATAACTATAATTAACTACAAAAAAAAAAACCGCACTATAATTAGAGCGGTTTTTTTTGTATTTAACAAACAAATAAAAAACCCTCTTTATGGTATGAATATAATAAGATTAGATGGTGGCGGTTATGAAGATGTCATAACCGCAGATAATATGGACATAACCGCAGATAATATGGAATTAGCCCCCGATACATATGTTATAAGGTTAATACCAAGACGTTTTTATCCTAATATGACTTTAGTGCTGTTAAATGAGCTTACCAATATTTTATTAGAAATTGAAGTGATAGCAGAAGAAGATGGTAACTTTGTAAAAATAACTTTTGTATTGGAAAATATTCAAAATAGTGACAGTTTCGAGGGTACTTTATATAATGAAGATAAAACAGATGAAATTTATAGGGGTAAATTCTTTGCAACTAACCAAAATGATTTACAAGAATACACTATGACCCCTAAAATAAACAATATAATTATAATGTAATATAATGAGAAAAGACAGTATACAAGTAGTAAAAATGAACAACTATGTAAAGCCTATTACTAGCGCTTTACTTAGCCAAACAAGTAAGTACATAACTAATGGTCAAGATAACAGTTATTTCTATTATGTTAATGATAGGTATCTTGGGAGCCCGACAAACGCTTCAATAATCGATGGTTATTCCAACTATATTTTAGGGAACGGATTAACGGATGAGGCTTTATATTCAGTTATAAGCGAAGCAGACCTGAGAGCAATTATTTTAGATTTTAAAAAACACGGTAGTTATGCAGTACAAGTAGTTTATTCAAAAGGTAAAGAACAAAAAGTAGTTAAATTATACCATCTTTCACGAGAAAAAGTAGCCATAGGTAAACAATTAGATTTATCAGATGACATTGAATCATATTGGTTTTGTTTTGATTGGAGAATGAAAACTAAATTTAAACCTTACCCAGTACCAGCTTTTGGTTATGGTCAAATGGTTGATGGTGCTTGGGAAAGTGAGATTCTTGTAGTAAATAGACCAAGCCCGCAACCATTATTTCCATTACCCGATTATCAATCAGGGCTACAGTGGGCCGAAACTGAAGAAGAGATGTCAAATTTTTGTATAAACCATATCAAAAACAACTTTTCAGCTGGAAAAATCATAAATGTGTATCAAGCAACCGAACCTAGTGAGCAAGAGCAAGAGGAAGCTGAAAAATCTATAATAGGAAAGGTAGGAGGGTCATCAAATGCTGGTGGAATAATCATAGCGTTTAATAGAACTACAGAAGAAAAAACAACAGTTGAAAATATAGAAATTACAGATGCTTATCAACAATTTGAAGGGTTATCAAAGGAATCTGAAAAAAAAATTATGTTAGCGCACAAGGTTAATGACCCCGCTTTATTTGGATTACCGATTCCAAGCGGTTTTAATTCATCAGCTGACCAATTGGTAACATCTTTGAAAATATTATATCGTTCGCAAATTTACCCAACCAGAAAAATTATATTAGCAGGGTTACAATTAGCTTTAAAATCAAACAAAGCAGTTAATAAAATCGAATTTCAAGATTTTGAAGATTTACAAATAAATAAAACAGAATAAAATGGCAACAGTTATATTATTAAAAGCAGACGAATTAACCAAAAATACAATCCTTGGGGGAAATATAGATGTTTCTCGATACTCTTATGCTATAAAGGATGCGCAGAATACTTTGATTAAAGAAGTGTTAACAAAACCGTTGTATGAAAAAATACAACAGGATTTTAGAAATAATGATTTGACAGGTGTATATTTAGAAATGTATGATGATTATATTCAACCTATGGTTATATATGCCGCCGCTGAATTATATCTTTCAATTGGTGCTTATAAAGTTAGCGATGCTGGAATAACTAAATTAAATTCTTTGGAAGGTACTACATCGGCTACACGCCAAGAAATTGCTATGTTGGTGCAATCGGCCCGTAGAATGTTTGAATATTATAAATCAGATTTTGAAAAATGGATAAAAACAGTTAATATAATTGAATATGCTAATAGTTGTACAGCTGATAGAATCTTAGTTGGCGGTTGGTCAATTAAAAAGAAGTAATATATATTAAAAAGAACAAAACTATGAAACAGAATATAAATAATACGCCCGCAAATAGTGGGTCAGGTGATAAGTTTAAAATCGCTTTTGATAAAGTTAATGCGAATTTTACTGAACTTTATGGGCTAATTGTAACCAATAATAAACAGATTGAAAACGGTAGAAATTTTATAACTGCAGCAAATTTACCAAAAGAGCAACCACTTGAATTTATCACGGGATTAAACCTTGTAATTACTACGATTACAACTAATATATCTACGATTAATAACAATTTAAAAGATTTAGAATTAGAAATTACAACTTTAAATAGTACAGTTGCTAGTTTAAACAGTACAGTATTGGCTCAAGCTAGTTTAATTGCATCACAATCAAATTTAATTGCTATTATAAATTCGGAAATAGCAAGTTTAAAAACAAAAGTAAAATAATAATAATGATACAACCAATTATAAATACACCACCAAATAGTGGGCTAGGTGATAAATTGAAAATTGCTTTTGATAAAGTTAATGAGAATTTTCAATTTATAATTGATAACTATGCTAATGTAACTGTTACCAATCAATTACAGGTTGATTTAGATAATTTACAAACATCATTGGCCAATTATTCATTAATAGGCCATACACATATAATAGCACAAGTAATAGGTTTACAGAATGTTTTGAATAACTTGGTTACTTTAGGTCAATTTACTAGTTTTTCAAATGAAATTAATCAAGCGATAATCAATATAAATACAGCTTTAACATTTTTAATTGAAGAAGCTCCCGAAAATGGAGTAACTTATGGAAGAAAAGATGGCGTTTGGGTTGAGATTGTTGCG